GTAACGATCTGGAAGTTGCTGGGCTTACTGCCGTACAGCTTGTGCAAGGTGTTCTCCTTGAAGAAGCAGATATGGCTGGAGAAGGGCACGCAGCCGGTGAACTCTCCGTCACTACCAACGCTGATGGCGTAGCTGTCCGCGACAGAAGCATCAAAGGAATTGAAGTTGAGCGGGTCCATAAACTTACTGCTGTAGATGGTGTTGCCCTTCGTGCCCCACAAGCGGTAGTTGCTCTCGCACAGGAAGTCAAGGTCTGGAACATCTCGCTTGAAGGTCAGCGTAGCGGTCTCTGTGCCTGCCGTGAAGGAATTCTCGTAGAAGGTCAGCACCTTGTCATCCACGCCGCGAATGATGATAGCCTTTTCCAGCGTTCTGTTGTTCTCGGGATGAACGGTGCAGCCGCTGATGGTGATGGCATCGCCCACACGGAACGGGAAAGAGCCGTCCTTGATGGTGATGGTGGTATCCGTGAAGGTCGCGCCAGTAACGGTCACAGAAGCCTCCATACTGCCAAATTCCTTGGTCTCCACGTTGTAGTAGACCTTGTCCGGGAAGATGATGACATAGTTGCCCACCGTTGCCATCTGCTTGCGACCCTCGCTCACATTGCCAACCACGGTGCCGTTGTAGATGGCGGAAGTGCCGTCAATGATCATCAGGCCGTCCTTGGTGTGCAGAGAAGTGGGCGCGGCATATGTTCCAATCAGCTCTCGACCAAAACGAGGAGACACACAGGGATACTTCGCCGTGGATACGTTTCTGCTTGCGGAGAAGTCGCCATCCTCATGTGCTTCGCCGTAGTTGATGCCCCGGAAGGTCACGATGTACTTCTTGGAGTTTTTCGTAGTCGTGCTCAAAAAAGGAAGCATCGTATCACCCCATTACCCTTCTGAAATTGCCGGGAGTATAAGTGCTGGTTCTGATGATCCACGCCTTGTACTGGTCAAGCCGCTCCTGATACATCAGCGCTGTGTTGTTGTAGTCGTTGTATTCGCGGTTGTAGAAGTCGATCATCGCGGATACAAACAGGGGGTAGATATCGTCGTAAGGGCTTGCCACCAGCAGAGGAGTATCAGCATCCTCCGGGAGACTGTATTCGGGAGCATCGTCGTTCAGCACTTCTCTGCTCACAAGACCCTCAATCGTATTGATCCACCGGCATTTGTCCTCATCGGAGTATGCGTTGGGCTTCACCCGGTCCACATACTCGATGACGGAATTCATAGTAGCCATATGTGCCCTCCTTATCCTTTCCAGCGGCTTTTGGTTTCCCGAATGTCGATGTGCGTGAAGGTGGCGTATCGACCGATGCCGCCATTGTTCGGCAGCAGAGTCTCGGCGTAGGCTGCCACCGTCTCCGGTTTGATGCCCTTAACCACGATGTCTGCCGCCATGCCGTAGAGATGCTGGCTCTGTGCTGCGCCGCCCACCTTCTTATTGTAGCTTGCCGTGCGGAATGCGCTGTTGATGGTAACAGGCTTGCGGAAGTGGTTGCGGATCTTCTGCAGCACCTCCACAAGCTCCGGGGCAACGAAGATAGGATCGCTGTTGTCGTTGCAGGCAAACTCATTCACAGCGAAGTTGGCAGACAGCTTCTTGAGCCCGTCCTTCTTCCGGGAATAAGCGTTAATCGTTACCATGCTCGCTCAACTCCCTTGCGGCATCCACTTTGGCCTCTGCATTGATGTAGGCGATGGCGCTGCCCACAGCGGCCAGAATGCCGCCCACAGCGCTCACGATCTCAACGATCTCGCTGCCATCCACGCCAAAGGCCATAGCATAGCCGGCAGCCATGCCAGCCAGAGCCAGCAGGAATTTGCGGCTGGTCAGTTTTCTCATAATCTCACTCATTGTCCGCGCCTCCTTTTTTTACTTTGCTCACCGTGATCCAAGCGGTGAGGGCCAGCTCTGCCAGCCCTCCGCCCAGAACACAGCTCACCAATGTGTCCGGGATAGCCCCGGTGGTTTCATAAAGCTCGATCATCTTCAGCACAAAGGCGATCAGCAGACCGCCAATGGCAAGCAGAACAAGTTTGCTTGTTTTCATCAGCTGATCACCTCCCACTCGTTGATTTCATTGTAGATGTGGTCTACAAAAGTGTTGCCGCCCAAAGCCTTGTATGCTTTGTAGAGCAGCACCACGTTCTCATACTCGTACTGGCGGATCTTCTTCTCCTCCCGGTACTTGTAGTACACGTTGAGGATGTCGCTTCGCAGGAGACAGCGCTGACCGTCTCGCACATCGTTCATCCCCAACAGTTTGTCACGGAGCGGCTTTACCAGCAGGCAGATGCACGCGGCAATGCCGGTGATCGCGCCGGCAAGCTCTGCCACAAGCAATAGCATCCGAATCATTCCACTTCCCCCCAACCATCAGGCCAAGCAGAAGGTGCGTGCACGTTGTTGTCCTGCTTGCTTCGGTATACCTTCTCGTTCTCCGTGCAGCAGTTTCCCTTCATGTAGGGAGATGTGGAGATGGCCACGAAGGGCAACGCCTTGGCGGGATCATCGCTCCATACGAAGCCAAACTGTGCAGGTAGCTCTTCCGGCTCGCCGGTATAGATGGTGCTGTCATAAGGCTGATTCAGCTTCACCACGCGGCCAGCGCTGGACTTGCACACGAAGCCAGCCTTGCGCTCCAGCATATTCATCTTCGCCACGGCTGCCTTGAAGGAGGGAATCTTGTCCTCCTCCGCATAAAGCGCTGTGCCGGTCATACTGCCGGCTCTGCTCTGCAGGTCGGCCGCATCCATAAGACCACGCTCACGCTCGCGGCGAAGCACTCTGTCTTTGCTTGTCATACGCAATTAACTCCTTCCTGATAGGCTGCGTCCAGCTCGTCCCAGACGGTAGGTTCGGGCACAAAAGGCTCCGGCTCAACGGGTTCGGGCTCGGGGACGTTGGTCAGCATCAGCACACCGTCTGCAAAGGTCTGCCGCAGATAGTCTGCCACGTTGTCCGTGCGGAGAAGGAAGTCATCGTCCGCATACAGAGCAATCTCGCCCTCAACGGGGGAGGGGAAGTCCTCTGGTAATTCGCGGTAGACCATCGTCTTGCCGGGCCTGCATTTGCAGGGGTATTTGTTGTCGTTGTATTTGATATACACGCTCTCGCTCCCTCCTTATGTGTACTTTATTGCCGTAATTGTATATGTTCCGTCGAGCACGCGCACAGTATAATTGCCGCTGCTTAGTATAAATCCCGTCTGTGTTTTGGTTACTGTTGGCGTGTTGCCGGCCCCTATAATCGGGGTGCTCTTGGCATATGTTCCGCTGCCGCTAGTATTGGAGCCGTAAGCAAATACAAACGGGCCGTACTCCGTGTCTGCATAGGAAAGGATAGAAATAACTCGACTGACGTTGGAATACGCCGACCTTTCCATGAGCAATACGTCAGGAGGAAAACCTACGTCAAGCGAAAAAGTGTTTTCCTTCAAGTCGGTCGATGAAATTTTAATTTCCTCCCTGTAATATTTCGCAACGCTGACCTCACTCGCTGTTCTTGCTAAAATTGCTTCGCCCATAAGTCACCTCCTTAAAAACAGAATGCAAAGGCTACGCTGTAGGAGTCGGTATCATCGTCAAATGACACATAACCGTTGGTTGCGACCATACAGAACGCACCACCGTAATCGAGCGAAGAACGCTCCCACCAGTATGCCGCACTACCGCTCCTTTTCTTTATCGTGCTATTCCCAGAAGAGTAGTACGCATATTGTTCACCTTCTCCCGGCACAGAATAGGTGCATTTACCAAAAATCTCGACCTCTGCCAACAGAAACAGTTTATCGACCGTATTTTTGATAGTAGGACTTCCTGCGCCAGACTTCTTGCTTACCTCGCGGACAGCGGCACTCACCTCGGTCGGCATAAGGTTGAGGATGGCAGGCAACCGACTCTTTCTCATATTGCAAACTTCCCATCCACCTTCGGACGCTACGCTGTTCATTTGATAGTTCGTCTTGTAGCAATCGTGCATCTGGAAAGTAAGCGGTGCAGTACCACCTGTGGAATAGGTGTCATGGTTGATACCAATAACGTCAATGGGATAATCAGTCCCGTTGATGGTCATGTTCTTTTGGTCGCCCACCTTCCACGTCGCAGGAACTTTACCCGCTTGACAGGCGGCAATAATATCCTCCCAACTGTTGTTGGCAAACACAGGGTCGAAGGTTTTCAGCTTCCCTCTACCAAACTTAAAGCATTCGCCCATTATCTCACCGCCTTTAACTGCACGGTAAACGCAGTAGCGGGGGCATCGCCGTTGGCATACAGCGTAATGGAGTTAGCCGCCGTAGAGATGCGAGTGACCAAACTCCACGCCTCGATATAGGCGACGTTGGCATCCACATCTGCACCAAGCACAACGTCTGCGATGGGGTTGTCGGTTGCCAGCATTCCACTCACCGTCACGGTCTTGTAGTAGCCACCAGCCTCGTTTGCAGTCCAGCCGGTAGGAACGGATACGGTGTAGGTGGCTGTACTTGCCTTGCTGTTGGCAGCCGTCTGTGCCGCGCTTGCTGCACTTGCTGCGCCATTCGCCGTAGTCTGTGCATTGCTTGCTGCCGTCTGTGCCGCAACAGCCTTGTCATAAGCGGTCTTTACAGCCAAAGGTGTTGCTGCCACGCCGCTGTAATAGTCGTCGGTGCCGCTTGTAGCATCGCTCAACTTGACATGACCATAGTGCGTGACGCTGCCTCTACCATAAGTGGTCTCTCTGGAGGAGTGATCGATGGGCATGAACTCTTCCTCGCTGTAGCTCCACCCGTCCTCGTTGCAGGTTGCGTACAGGATCTTCTCAACGGTCACGCGAACAAACACATAGCTGACACCCTCTTCGTGGTGCGCCAGATCGTAGAGAGCTCCTTCCTCGTCCACAAAGTAGCACACATTGCCGCTACCGAATGCGGTTGCCACATCATAAAGGGTCGTGTAGTCATACTCGTTGAGGAACACCACGCTCGCCTTGCTCTCTGCCAGCTCCATTGCATCGCTTGCGGCCCAAGACGCGCTCTCCACCATCTCCCGGATGTCCGCATGAGCCTCTTCGCTGCTGTTGTGAAGCGTAACAGCGCCATAGCTCTCCGCAAAGATGACGGAGGATTTCGACCAGCCGGAAGTGTTCAGCACCAGCTTATCGCAGCGATTGCCATCGACAGGAGTCAGGAACTCAAACTTGCCGCTCTCAAACCAATAGTCCTTCAGGTAGTAAGGCTTTGCCTCATAATCGTTGTTTTCGATGGCGATGACCGTCTGACCACCGCTCCACGCCTCAAGCACTTCTGCGTGAGTGGTCTCGTTGTAGACGGCGATGAAGCCACCGCTGCCGCCACCGCTGCCGCCACCGCTGCCGATGTGCTCGTCTACATACGCAAAGATGTCCGTTGCCCTACCCTGCGGATCGTAGGTGCTCTCCAGCATATCACCGGCACCAGATCCGGCGGGACCCACGGGGCCTCGCTCGCCGGGGTCGCCTTTGTCACCCTTGTCGCCCTTGGGGCCTCTGGCTGCTACACCCGTATCAACAAATGCACCGCGCTCCGCATCCCACTTGTACCAGTTGCCGTTTGCGCCGATATAAGACACCTTGCCAACAGATGCCTCTGCACGATCTGCATCAGCCTGTGCTTCGTCTCTCGCAGCCTCGGCTCTCTCCATGTTGTCGTGGGACAACTGCGCATTTGTTGCGGATGTATCAGCTGCACTCTGTGCGCTCTTGGCAGCCGCCTCTGCATCAGCCTCGCTCTTCTTTGCATTTGCTTCCGCCTCAACAGCAGCAGCCGCGCTATTTGCCGCCACCTTTGCGCTATTGACAGCAGCCACCTTGCTCTGCTCTGCTGCTTCAGCGCTCTCTGCAGCCTCCTGTGCGCTCTCCTGCGCCTCTGTAGCCACGCCAAGGATGTTCTCCAGCCATCCCTCATAAGGGGGAGGAGCGTCCTCTGTGGGCGTGCCAAGGGCTCTCTCCACCACGGTGGTGAAGGTCTCGCTCTTTACCAACGTTTCATCCTTGTAATACTGCAGCTCAATGCGGCCTCTGCCGGCTACAGCCACGTCAGAATTGGCAATGCACCAAGTCACAAAGTCGCCGTCGCGCTCGCTTACGCAGGGGTAAGGCTGCTTGTCGCCGTTTCTTTGGTGAAGCACATAAACCGTGCCGTCACCATAAGTTTTCTGCCATTCGGAGATGTCGAACTTGACAACGGTTGCCAAATTCTCTCCAATGCGACCCAAGAAAGTCTCTTTACCCGGGATCGCTTTTACTTCTCTCATGCTATCGCC